TTTCTTCCAAAAGCATTCTCACGGGCCGATTTGATATCTTCTTTCAAAGAACCAATTTCCCCTCTGAGTGTGCTTTCAACAATGTGTTCTACTTTCTCGGCTGCTTTTCTAACAAAATTAGCTTTTGTATCACGTAAAAGTTGTTTTCCTTCCTTAACCAGTTTAACCTTCTGTTCTACAACAGATTGCTTATCTGAGTGGAATTCATTCAACTCTTTTGTTAACTGTTTCAAGACAAAACCTTCTAGTTTTTTAAAGTTTGTGCCTTGGGTGTTCCGATCCTCACGGAGTTCGGTTATTTCCTTCTTCAGAGCATTCATTAAGAACGTATCCAATACTTCTGCATGTTCGCGCATTCTCTGTTTGTATTGAACTCGTGCCTCAATTAATGCACCTTTATCATGTGCAAATTCCTCAACCTCTTGCTTAATAGCATCAGTTAACATGTTATCCATTGCTTCAACAATTTGCTCTTTATCGTTTGTGTAACGACCTGCAAATTCTTCACGGATTTCATTAGTAATCTGCTCACGAGCCTCGGAAAGTTTTACTTCCCAAGCCTCTGTTAATGAAGTTTTAACATCTTCCGACAGGACATCGCCACCTAATAGCTCTTCAAAAGCGTCTGCCATAATTAATTCTCCTAAATTTTAAGACTGTCGATAAAACCGACAATCCCTTTAGTAAGGTGTTTTTGCGCTTTAACATCATACCGAACAGCCTCAGCCAATTCCAACAATGATCCACTGTTTTTATAATTTTCCAGTCTTTCATATATTGGATCCGGATAAGCGTTCGGTGCGCTCGGTTGTGCAACAATATCAACTGTTACAATTTCAAAATCGGAGACCTTTCCACCCTCACTGACGTTTCCTGATCCCCTTGAACTAACACCTAGTTTAACACCACTCTCTAATAGTGTTTTAACTAGGTTACCCATAGGTGTTGGTAAAATTTTAAGTTTTCCGACTCCATCTGCACCATGCATATCCATCTCTTGGATTACATGAGAAACACGATCTAAATTAACAGTTAGATCTTCTGGATGGTCGGCTTCTCCTAATACCGAATACCCTGAGCTAATTTTTTCTCTTAGCGTTTTTACCGCTTTATTAATTTCATTAATGGGATATATCCTTGAATTTTGATTTTTTACATCACCTTGAATAAAAACTCCTCGCATGAAGAGATTTTTATCGCCGGAATCTCCAACAACAGATTCAACCTGTATATTAGCCTGATCAAAGGTTAACTGTTCAACTAATATTCCCATTTATATTATGCTCCGCCTACAGAACCATCTATTGGCGATTTTTTGTTACTTGCTTCTTCACTGTTTTTTGGATCTGATACGTTTGATTGTGACTTACCGGCTTTTCCACCAGGTACATTTACATTACCTGCGTTATCTTCTTTTACAGAATTATCACCGTGATCACCGTCAGAACCGTCATTTACTTTAACAGCAGTTCCGCCCATATCGTTTTTACTTGCTACAGGGGATTTACTACCTACAGCACCTGTTGATCCACCAGCGGCTGCAAAACCTGTTTCGCTCATGCTAGGTTCTGGAACATTTACTGCACCTTCACCTACTTGCTCATAATCAAGTTCTTCGTCTACTGGTTGTTCTTTGTTGCCGCCCATCATTAATGCATCTTCTTCTTCTGCATCAACCATGTCACTCATATCATCAACTGGTGCGTCCCCCATTTCATCATCCACAGGTTCTTCATCACCCATTAATTGAGCAAATTCGGCTTTAAGTTCGTCTAAAGCATCTTCTACATTCATGAAAGCATCTTCAACTGGATCTTCACCCATTTCATCGCCCATTTCATCATCCATTGGCATTTCGTCGGCCAGTGGATCTTCTTCGGCTACTTCTTCTTGATCAATCATTTCGCTGTCAGTTTCGACTTCGTCTGCAAATTGATCTTGAATGTCTGCTTCTTCTACTTTTTCTTTGTCTTCGTCGTCGTCGGATTTTGCTTCCTCGACTTCTTCTTCTGTTGCTTCCTCGATCTCATCATCTTCGGTTGCAATTTCTTCGTAAATGCCTCGAGCCTTTTCCACAAATACATCATGAAGGAGGTCGCTGGCCTTCTCGTTTTCCTCGTTTATGATAAATTCGAGGACTTTTTCAAGTTTTTCTCTCGTGGTCATATAATTACTCCTAAAGAAAGCGTTTTTGAAACTAGTATTATTTACAATTTGAGAGAGAAATATGCAAGAAAACGGTCTAAAAATCGCCATTCTTGAAGAAAAAATTACATAGTTGGCGGTGGTGCTGGTGGGATTCCGTAAATTTCTTTAAAAAATTTGTATCTTTTATCAAGATCTAACTTTTTTAATTTACGCATTTTCTTTAATTTATTCAAATGAGTGAGGGTTAATCTCGGACGCCGACTATCATCATATTCATATTTAGATTGATCATCAATTACTTCGTATTGTGTACCTACATTATCTGAATGAGGTGCTTCAGATAATTGTCTAAATTCTTTCATCATATCTACATAATTTTTCATTATATTGTTCCTGGAGCGCCGGGTTGTTCATTTCCAGTAATTGGAGATGCTGTTCCTTCTGGAGCAGGCATTCCACCTGGACCTCCATCGGCCGGCAGTTCTTCGCCTGGTAAAAGTTCAGGTTCCATGGGTTGCATCATAGCTGGATCCATTGGTTTAACTCCAACTGCTCCTAATCCACCTATATCACCTTCTTGATCTAATTGTGTGTCTTGTTTATTATTTTCTTGTCTCCACATTTGCTCATTTTCAACCATTTCGTCTTCGGAAAGTGCCAAATATTTTTTCATTGCAAAACGTTTAGACATAAATGGTGCCTCAGCAATTCCACTGAATACAGATGCTCTTGCTTGATCTACTTCTACTTCTCTATATTGACTAAAGCTCTGTGGCTCAGTAAATCGTAATTTAAACGTACCAGAATCAATATTAATTCCTTTCCATTTTAAAAAGAGTTTAAATTCTTTATCAAATGTCGGTCCTAATAATGCTTGTATACGTTGACAATATTTTGTAAATCGAAATTCTTGAATAAATGCTGTTCCTACTCTTCCATCAACAAAACTAGCAGTTCCATCATCAGGACCAGTTGGGAGATAAGAACTAGGAATTCTAAGAGCTCTTAAAATTTTATTAGTAAAATACCTTAAATCATCTATCTGTCCTAAGTTTTCGCCTCCTGGTAACACTTCAACTTTGGACCCTCTTCCTTCTGCTGTTTGTGCAAAAAAATAATCTTCCATTATAGAAAGAGGATTATAACTGGCATCCATAATTGTAGTTCCGCCGCCAGTCTTGTTAGGTATTCTGCGTTGGTGTATTTCATTTTTTACACGTTCTACAAAACCCATTGCTTTATGTGATGGCATGTTTCCTACATCTATATAAAATACTCTACGTTCTGGTGCCCGTTGTACTCTGTAAATTATAATCGAATCTTCTAACAGTTCTTTTTGCTTGTATGTTTTGAAAACCGAATCTAGAATGCTCTGTCCAAAAGGCCAATTAGCATCCATGCCTTCTGTCATTCCTATATGTACCATATGATTTGCATCAACACCATATTCTTCTTGTTCTCCACCACCATAGCCACTTTGACTATGACCGCTCATTGTACCATATGCACCTCTATCTATAATACCACCTCGTTGCATAGCAGTAACTGATGCAAATTGATCACTATGAGGAATAATATTTGATGCTGTTTTTTCTTGTAAATTTAATGCTAAATTACGAACAATATATTGTTCAGGTTCTTTACCTTTTGCTTCATTAATAATAACTTTTGTAACATCCATAGGATTGACCCAATTCCATTCGTATGTTTCTGGATCACGGATAAAAAATTGGTCTCCATATTTGCATGTGTTTCTAAATATTCTCCAAATACGTTTATCCCAATCATTTAAATTATTCCATTGTTCTAATGCTTTTTCTAATAATGCAACTTCTGTTTCTGTAGAATCTTCTTTCCATTCTACTTCAAATGGAATATTTGTTTTGGTGGCAAATTGTGTAGAAAATTCTGCAATTGTATCTAATGCGGCATTAACTTCAGAATCTATATCCATTTGGTCATATTGAACATAGCGTTCAATTCTTCCCCATTCCA